AGTGAAGGTGTCGCCGGCCTTGGCCACGGTGCCCAGATTGGTGCGCGCGGTCGCAGCGTTGGCAACATCGCTGAGATTGTTCGCCGCCAGCAGGTCGCCTGTGCCGGAGCCGGCGGGACCCTGCAGGCCGCGCAGCCCGGTCATGGAGATGTTCCAGTCGTTCAACGTGCCGGAGCCGCCAACCACCTGGACATTGACCGTCAGCGTAGTGCCGGAATAGGCCGTGACCGTGCCGAACATATAATTGGCGGTGTTGGCGGCGCTGGAAATCATCACCAGCGACCCCGACAAGAACGCCTTGCCAGAGCCGATGGTGAACGCCTTCGAGCCAGTCCCAATTTCGACAACCGTGGTCGAGGTGGCTGTCAGGAACGCGGCGCTGTTGGTCTGGACGCGATCGAAGCCGACCTCAATCGCCTGGAAAACTGAGTTAACCGCTGACGCACGCGCCAAGGTGTGATCCGTGAGCGCGGTATAGTCGCCAGAGTCGAAATAGTCATTGGCGGCGTGCGCGTGGCCGTGGATGCCGAACAGGACCGCACAGGCGATGAGAAGGCGCTTAATCATCGTTTCAGACCTCGATAGCTGAAATGCAACGTGAGACCGTGGATGGTGTGCGGGTTCTCGTAGATCGCGCTCGACACCACGGTGATGGAGACGTTCTCGCCGATGCCGTCAATGTGGCACTCGGCTTTGCCTTCGACCGGCGACGACCAGTAGAACTCGCCCCAATTTGCCTCGCCCCAGAAGCCGCCGCCGGCGGAGACGCTGAAGTTCTGCTGCGAGACGCCAGGCACTTCCTCGTTGGCGTAGGAGAAATCCGCCGTCATGCCGATGCTGATGGTCGGCTGGGCGTCGATTTCAAGCGTTGCCTTGTGCCAACGCTTGTTCTGGGTCGGACTGCCGACATGGTTGAAGGGCAGCCGGCAGTAAGCATCCACTGCCACACCATCGAACGATGTTCCGGCGTCGAGCTCGTAGACCCAGCCGTCGTCATCGCCGATCAGCAGGATTTCGCTGCCGTCGTCATTCTCGCCAGTACAGGCGACATTGACCGTGATACCAAGATCGAACGGGATGTGCTCAGGATACTTCCGGCCGAAATAAGTCGTCAGCCCGGTGCCGTCGCTCCAGAACAGCCGGTATTGATCCTTGCCCCTGACGATGACCGAGGCGCGTGGTGTGACGCCTGCCGCTTTCTTCTGCTGGAACAGGCGATCGACCGCATAGCTGACCGCACCAGCCTTGAAGTCGCCGAATGCGGCCGTGGTGCGCAGATCCCGGAGGCCTCGGTCATCCTGATAGATTGGCGAACCGATCTTCTGGAGCGTCCACTCGACGCAGCCGGCCTGCTTATTCAGCGGCTCCAGCACGAAATCATCGACATCGTTGCCATAGAGCACGGCGAACTTGTTGCGCGCAGCGATGATGAGCGCGCCGCCGTGATCGATAAGCCCGGTGATGTCCGCGCCAATGCCGATCTCGGCGGAGCCGAGGATGGCGGCGATCACACAAGGCTCGCCGATCCCGCTGTTCTGGAGACTGCCACCACGAAACGCCAAGAAAAGCTGCTGCTTATGCTCGTAGATGTGCGTGGGCTTGTTGAGCGCGGCCGAAAGGCCGGTCGGACGGATCGGGACGAACACGGAGCCATCCCACTCGAATGCAGGACCAACGCCGTTGCAGCCATACATGCGCTCCAGATCGGAAGCGCCATAGAAATTGTGATTGATGAACTCGTAACGACCGCCTGCCGGCAGGCTGAGGGCGGAGCTATCTCCGGCGATGGTGGCAAGGTTGAGCGTGGCGCCAACATTCAGGTTCTCGGCCTGGAAGGTGCCGGTCTGGGATGCGAAATAAAAGTATCCGGCCGCATCGCCGTCGGCCCAATCGCCCGACGTCGTGACGACGCGAGTGATGACCGCAGTGGCGCCGGAGGTTGCCCCGGTGATCGTGTTGCCTTCCACGATTTCCGTGGTGCCGCCGGACGTAAAGGCAAGCTCGCGCCCCAAGCTCTGCGCCACCCAACCGGCCGTGGTCGCCTTGTAGAGCACTCCCTCGGTGCCGCCGGCATTGTTGCGGACGCAATACTTGTTGCCATTATAGACCCAGACGCCGCGAATGGTGCCTGAGCCGGTCGGCTTTTGGATGAGCGAGCGGCGGTCCTCGATCGCGGCCCTGGCATAGGTGGAATTGAGCGCGTCGGTGTCCGCACCTTCCTCGACGTTGGCCGCTGTCGCAATGGCGATGGTGACCCCCGAGACCCGGAGCTGTTCGCCAGTCTGGAAGGTGCCGCTGACGGCCGTCAGGATGAGATAGCCGGCGGCATCGGCCGAGCCGTAGGCGCCGCTCTCGACCACACTCGCCAGGATTACGCGGCCGGTTGCGCCAGAAGTCGCCCCCGTGATGGTGTCGCCGATGTTGGCTGCGACACTGCCCATATTGAAGTCGAGCACATGATAGACCGCTTGGGACGGCTTCGCTCGGCCATCGAACCGTTCATGGCCCTGCACGCGCTTATAGCCGCGTTCATTCGGCTCGTAGTTCAGCGCGGCGATGAGGGCGCCGGCCGGCGTGCGAATGGCAGGAGTGACAAGATCGAGCCCGCCTTGCAGTGCGAAGAACTGCGTCAGTTGGCTCATGCGAGCGGCTTCGCCGTGATGATCTTCTTGCCGCGGAAAAGCTGGGACAGCTCGAGGCTGTGCAGCATTTCCTTGTATTTGCCGATCTCGGCAGCGACCGGGAAGGGCGCCTCGTCGTGCTCGGCCAGGAGCAGCAGCGCGCGGTAGGCGATGATGTTGTGGAACCGGCTCGGGCACTCCGGCGTGTTTCCGTTCGCGCTGAGGGTCTGGTTGGTCTTGCGGTAGCGGCCCTTGACGGTGTGATTGGCATCCGGGATCGGGCCGAAGCAGAGCTTGCCGTCAGGTGAGACGGAATACTCCTGCGGCGTGGCTGCGGTCTGCGATCCGCGCTCATACTTCCGCAGGTAGTCATGGAATTGGATGTAGTTGATGCTGTGCTCGTCGCTGACGCCAAGCGAGGTCTTGTAGATCGTGAGGCGGTTATTGCCGTACTCGTCCGGCAGGGTCCATTCCGACCAGTCCGTAATGCTGAGGTCAGTCGCGGAGTAGCGCGCCGAGGCTGACGTGATGGTCGCGCTGAACTCCTTCTGCATCCAGAACCAATCTGTGTGGAGGTTCTGGATCAAGTCCCAGGCATCGGCCACATAGGACACGATCTTGAGGAGACGGCCGCTCTGCCCCTCGACGCTGGTGGGGCTGGTGCCCGAGACAGTTCCGCTGTCTCGGGCGACCTTCTGGCAGAGCTGGAGATAGGTGCTCATTGCCTACGCGGCCTGCGCCTTCGGCGCTTGGCCGGTGTCTGGCGACATGAACGGGTAGCTCTGCACGTGACGCGGGATCAGCTCGCCCGGCATGCCGTTCGGGAGCTTTTCCTGCTCATAGATTGTGCGGATGCTGTTCTCCAGGATGTGGAGATACTTCCGCGCGATCTTGCACTGCATGCCGCGCGGGACCCAGATGCCGCGACCATTGCACGACAACCAGACCGGCTCAGCGCCGCCGACATCCTCGTTCTTCGCGATGGTGACGGTGACCTTCTGCTCCCAATAGGAAACCTCCTTGTCGGCCGGCGTCTGCTTGTTGAGCGGCGGGTGATTGGCCGGCGCGGTCTGGACGATCTCGATATAGTCATGCGGCCAGACCGGCTGGAGCGCGGCCATGATGACCGCCTTGCTGGACTGCTTCGGGACGGAGAGCCCGCAAACGGTGTTCGCGAACTCGATCAACTCGGCGTTGGTCGCCTCGTCGATCTTCTTCTGAATCTTGTTGCTCATTGGGTTCCTCACAAATGGAGCGGGCTCCCGAAGCGGGATTGCCTCGGGAGTCGGCTCGGTTCTGGAAAGCGGTTTGGGTGTTAGGAGACGGTCGCCGAGAACGGAGTGGCTTCGGTGCCGCTCGACGTGGTGATGCCGGTGACGCTCCACTGGCCGGACGCGATGTCCTGCAGCTCGACCCAATCACCGATGGAGACACCGCCCGTGGTGGTGCCGTTCAGGGTGATCGTGTCGGAGGTCGCCGCGGTCTCCCAGCCGACCACGGTATCGGCCGCGTCCTGCAAGGAGAGAATGGAGCCGTCCATCACGTCGGTCGCGTTGGCGACCTTGATGACATAGTTGGACGTGTTCACTTCGGCGACGGTGAACAGATACTTGTCCTTCGTGCCGGTAGCCGCCGGCAGGGTGAACGTGCGCGCGCCACCAGCGCCGCTCATCAGGATGTTCTTGTTGCCGTGCGTCAGACGGTTCAGCGTGGTGGTGATTGCCAGTGAGACGCAGGACAGAGCCGCGTCCAGTTCGTCTACCAGCAAGGTGATAACGCTCTGGAGGGCGCGAAGATCGCCACGGCCAGCAGCGCGGAGCAGTTGGCGGGCCTTGGTTGCATCGAGTGCCATCGTAGTGCCTTTCTTTGATGGTTGAGAGCGGGGCCGAAGCCCCGCCCCTTGCGATGGTTGGTGGGATTAGTGGTCGCGGAAGGCCACGTAGGCGAACAGCTTCGCGTCCTCACTCACGCCCGAAGCGAGCGTGAAGCCCTTGCTGTTCGAGCCGGCGGAGCCGGTGTAGGGCGTGACGCCTGTATCGGCAGCGACTTCGGTATCGCTGTCGACGCCGATGGTGCCCACCGCCGCGCCGGTCGCATCGTCGAGGCCGCTTTCGCCCTCGATGTAGATGGCTTCCGACGTGAAGGTGCCGACGATGGTGTCGGACTCCAGGATCAGCGTGCCGGCGGCATCGCCGCCCGCCCAGGTCCCGGTATCGGTGAGCACCTGTTTCACCTTCGCGGTTGCGAGCGAGGTCGCGCCCTTGATGGTGTGTCCGGCCTTGATTTCCGACGTACCGCCGGACGTGAAGGCCATCGTGCGGATAGACGGCATCGCGAAGTTGATGACGTCGCCATCCGTGTGGTTCCACAGGATGACCGCATCGGGGATGAAGCCGCATTCGATGTTGAGCGCGGCGCCGGTCCCATAGAAGAACCCGGTCTTAACGTTACGCATGGTGTGTTCCTTTCGGAAAAGAGAAAGGCCCCCGTTTCCGGGGGCCTTGTCGTTGCGATCAGGCTACGTGTGTCGACCGATTAGAGGTCGGTCGCGGCCACTTCGAGGCGAGCCATCCACGCCTCGTTGAGGATTTTGCACACGTGCCACGTCTTCCAGCCGATGTAGCCGCGCTGGCCGAGCGGGTCGTCCTTGGTCTTCTGACCGACCGGGATGATGCTCGGCTCCACCGCGCCCATGCCGCGCAGGGCGACGGTGCCGTAGGCGTCCTTGCCGAAGAACAGCACGGGGTAAACGTCCGCGCTGGTGCCAGACGTGGAAACCATGGTGCCGTTCGCGCCGGCCTTGGCGCCGCCGGCGTCGATGATCGAGCCGAGGTCCGGGCTGAGGATGAAGCGCACATCCTCGACCGAGCCGATTTCGCGAGCATGGATCGGCTTGCGCTGACCATACTCGGCAACCGGCGTGAATCCGGCGAGATTGCGGATATCGCTCGCCAGATCGGTGTGACCGACGGCGATGTAGCCGCCCTCGATCGGCTTGGTCTGGAAGTCCGGGCTGCCGTCCAACACCTGCGTCATCGGCATCGCCTTCTGCGCGAGCAGAGTGCGAACGACGGCGCGGATCTTGGAGAGGCTGATCGGCGTGTTCACGTCGGTGCGAGCGGAGCCGTTGGCATACTCGACCTGGGTGCCGGCGCGGAGGACACCGTAGTTCAGGGCCTCCAGCGTGCGGCCGACGTTCTCACCGCACTGCACCGCCGCGTCATTCAACACGGGGTCCTTGTGGGTGTCCTCGATCACGTCGGTGATCTCGACCACCTGGCCGTACTGCTTCAGAGAAGCCTGCACGACCGAGTAGCTGAACTGAGTGGCCGCCGGCGTCACGCCTTCCACCAGCGGCGTGGTGGCCGCGGTGAACACGTTCGGGCGACGGAACTCGATGACGGTGCCCTTGTTCTTGGGCATCTGCTTCGTCATCCCGAACTTGTCGAGGATGACGACGGGGCCGGCGTGCTTGAGGATTTCACGCTCGAAATAGATCACCGTCCCCATTGACGGGGAGACGTTGGTGCTCGTGGTCTGCATGATTCAAGTCCTTATCGGGCTTGAGCAGCAGCCTTCTTCGCGTCCTGCTGTTTCCAATACTCCCAAGCATCCTCGGGGTTATCGGGCGGGCCGTCGGCGACCCTCGCGTTGCTGCGCGAGCGTGGTCCCGACGCACTCTCCAATTGGAGGGTGCGCTTTTCGGCGCTGCTCTGTTTCTGGGGGCCCGGAGCGGGATCGCTCACGGGCGGTTCCTTGGGCTTCCAGCCGGTTTCCTGCTTGAAAACGCTGAGGACGTGCGCGGTCTCGGCGCCGTTCACCACTTCCTTCATGTTCCGCTGGACCATGGCCCGCATGAAATCGGGGGCCTGTCGGTACCAGTTGTAGAACTCCTGGCTGTCCGCGATCTGGTCGTAGTCGGGATGAGCGTCGTCGACGATCTTGCCTTGCTCGGCGAGATATTCTTGACGCTTTTCCTCGGAAATGCCGGCGAGTTGCTGCTCCAGTGCCTCGGCTCGGCGCTCAAGGGTCTCAATCGCCTTGCTCGCGGGGCCGAAAATCTCTGGATACTCCTCCTGCCGCTTCTTCCAGTCTGGATCGTTCAGGATGCTGGTGGTGGTGCTCTTGTCGCCGCTGCTGGAGGGAGCGCCTTTCCGCGCTTCGGCCAGTTCGCGTTGCAGCTTGTCGACTTGACGCTGATAGCCGGCGACCGTGCCGCCTACCCGCTTCGCGTGGGCAAGTGCTTTATCGTATTCAGCCTTCAACTCAGGGCTGGCATTGGCCCAGATGTCTGTTGCCGACTTGTCGTCGGCTGCGGTGCTCTTGTCCTTCGCGTCGGCATCTGCGGGCGCGTCGGTGGTGGTAACGGTGGTGCTGTCACCCTCGCTCGTCGTCTCTTTCGTTTCGATGCTGGGCGGGTCCGTCACCCCGGAGGCCTGTGCGGCTTCCTTGGCTTGAAGATCGGCCCAGATTTTCTCGCGATCATCTTCCGAAACGGTCTTGACGACTTCTGCTGTGGGCATGGCAACACCTTCTGTTGGCGGGCGCCGTGGTGGCGTCGGCCGGGGTTAGACGAACTTTGGTGAGGCGATGACGGGCTTTGGCTCCGCCATCTTGAGCACTTCCCTCAGCGTGCGAATGCGCGCGCGGAGTTGAGTGGTTTCCTTTTCTTCGAGGTCATTTTCGAGCCGGCGCTGTGCGCCCTCGATCTCGGAAATGCAGAACGCTTTGACGGCCGCCCAGGTGGGCGAGGTCGGGTCGATCAAATCGAGCCGCCGCTACCATTGCCGGAGTTGCTGAACGTGCCGCCGCTGCCCTTGTCATCCTCGGGCGGGCGCGCAGCCTCGACTGCGATTTCGGTCGCCAGCTTCCGCTCCGCGCTATCGATGTCCATGCGCTTGGTCTGGAGCATCACATTGAGCTGTTCGAGTTTAATGTTGTTCGTCGCCGCGTATTGGATTCGCGCGGTCTCGTTCTCCAGCAGCGCGATGTCCATCTTGGTCTTGTTATCAGCGTCGGCGATGGCCTTTTGCAGCTCGAGTTTCGCGACCTCTGGGTCCGGCTGGCCCTGCGCCTTGGCCTGATCGGCCTTGATCTCGTCATCCGTTTTCAGGATGTCGTCCGGCGCGATCATCATGGACTGCGCCAGCTTCCGCAGGATCGGCGCGGCCTTGAGGATCGGACCAATGACCGGGTGCGCGGTGAAGTTGGAGAGGACCAACAGGTTTTGCGATTGCAGTTCGCGGACCAACAGGACCGAGGAGCCGCGCGCGTCGACCTCCATGTCGCCCTTGATGTGCTCCTTGGGCGAGAACTGCATGTTCCAGTCGTAGAGCCGGCGGATATTCGGGACCGTCATGTCGTCGTCGAAGTTCTTCACGAACCGGCGGAAGATGACGTTCACCGCGTTCATCAGGATCGCCATGCCCTGCGCGGTCTGGGTCGTGTGCGCGCCCTGCTCGCCCTGCGCGATGGTCGAAATGCTGGTCTCGTCGTCGATGAAGCTCTTGGCGAGCGCGATGATGTTCGCAAGCTCGGCCTGATGATTGTCGATGTTGTGGACCTTGATGCCGACGGCCGCCGGATTGGTGCCAGCCTTGCGTTTCCAAATCTTGCGCGGCGTCAGCACCCAATTGCCGTCGGCCGGTTCCAGAACGTCGGTGTCGAGTTCGATCTGCGGGCCGGACGACAGGCCGGAGTTGTCCATCATCATGCGCCAGGCGGCGTTGAGCGCCTTCTGGCTGTCCCGCATCAGATAGGCGATGCCATAGCCCCAGATAGAGGCGTCGTCCTTCTCGAGGTTGTAGACGGAGTAGATCGGCTCGCCGCTGTCCAGGTGGTGAATGCCGAACTTGAGCACTTCGCCCTGGCAGAACCACAGCACAACGTTGATGCCGATGAGCGGGTCCCACTCCTCCACTGCCTGCTCGATGTCCTCGCGACCGAGGAAGCGAGCCAAGTGCTGCATTTCCTCGATTTCAAGTGGTCCGCGATACTCCCAGACCTGATACATCTTGTCGGTCGGGGCGTTGATCTCACCCTTGATGCTCCGCAGGTCCGCGAGGAACGTCGGCAGGCTCTTATTCGGGCCAGCGACAAGCAGGCGCCGGATGGCGTCTTTATCGAAACCGGGCTGCTGGGCGAGGAGCCGCAGTTTGTTCGGCCGCATCAGGTGGCGCTCGTAGAAGCTCTCGCTCTCCAGCACGGTGAGCGCATCGGGGTCCGGGAACCACGACCACGGATTGACGCGGCAGTAGCCCGGTCGCGGATCGCTGCGAAAGCGGAGGCGAAAAACACCGTCGCTGCCCTTCTCCCAGCCGCGCCGGCTGTGCTCGTTGTTGGCGATCGGGCCTTTCATGATGCCCGTGCCGATGCGGCAGGCGTCCTCGATGACCTGGCGGGCCTGTTCGTTGTATTTTGACTCCCGCAGCTGATCCTCGATCTCAGCCTGCATGGCGTCCGAGGCGCGCTTTGCCTCGTCCATTTCGGCCTTGGCTTGCCGGCCGATCTCGGCGAGCTTGTTGGCGCTCTGGACGATGGCTTGCGCCTTGGCCGGGTCGCCCTGGTCGAGCGCCCTGTTGGCCTCGCCTGCAGCCTTGGCGGTGGTGTCGGCGACCTGCTGCGATGTGACGGTCAGATCGGGGACCGGCGTCGGCCTGATGCCCCAATTCCGGTCATCCGTCGGGAACAGCATGTCCGACAGGCGCGCGGCGCAACTGTTCGTCTTTGGCCGGCTCTGGTTGATGAAAAGCTGCGACTTGCCGGCTTCCCTCAAGTCCTTGGCGGTCTCGTCGTCATACTCGCCGTGGATCTGCTCAAGATCGGAAATCCAACGCTTCTCGACTTGACTACGCATGCCGACGCGGCGGGTTGCCTCGTTCTCCAGGCGGATGACCA